AGCTTTCATCATGTTTTCTATACCAACAAACTGTCCCCTAGCATAAACTACTTCACAAGCATCACGACCAAATCGTTTAGACCTAACTCTATTCATAATGACATTAATAACCCCTAGCTTTTCTTCTAGTGATTGCATGTTGACTTCTACATAAACTGCTGTCGCTATGCAGTGTACATCATGTTCTGAAATATGTATATCCATGATACCTTTCTAATGATTATCCGGTGTCTAGCAAACCCACATAAGCGTATAATTCTATTATATTGTGCAATTAAGCATAATATATTACTTAAGGATAAATACCATGTGGACAACTCCAGCAGCTACAGAAATGCGTTTTGGCTTTGAAGTAACTATGTACGTAATGAACAAATAGTTACAGGCAATTGGGGATGCTCCTAGAAAGGAACATCCTCATCTGCACCTTCAACAGCAGGTTTAAGTCTTTCATCCGTTGCTACCATTGCTACAGCACCAGCAATAAATTTACCATTAGGACCTTCTTTAACCCAACCTGATAAAGTAAATTCAATACCATCTACATTTAACTTTCCTCTATAGTCTGGTCGTTTAGGATTATCACCTTTGTCATTCTTGTTTAACGTAAACGTGTTTGTTTTGTCATACTCAGCCATATACTACTCCTTTAGTTTAATAATTGTTTGTTCTACTTCGTCTAAAAACTTAATCACTTCTGCTTCTAATTCTCCTATGTAAGTATCGTCTCTGTCAACCCTAGCTACAAATAACTGTAGTTCTTCAGGGAAGTTAGGATTATAACTTACAAAGTCTACCCACTTAGCACCGGTGCAAGCTAATTGCCATTGCATCTGTGGTATGTATTTACTAGGAACTGACTTACTCATAAGCGTATTGGTATGGGTTGTTTCTATAGGGCATTTAATCTCTATAAGACCTGCATACTTACCCTCTTCTTCTGCATTTACAGCTCCGTCTGGACTAGCACCACTATTCTTAATAATAGGATGGTCAAAGAAACCTACCTCTGTTACAGATGTGCCTCTAGTTTGCATATAAAGCTCCCTAGCAGCACTTTCTCTTTCAATCCCATCTAGCATAGCCTGGTTGACAAAGCTGTCCCCCTTTTTTCCTGTAATGCGTTCTGATACTAATTGGACAAGGTAATTTTGACGTGATGTAGATACGCCTGTTTTAGTCTTGGCGATAACATCCGATATTCTGGATGCTGTCACCTTGCCTAATCTTTGCTGAAACCACTCTTCTGTGCGTTGTTCAATCATAGGAAATCTTCTTTAGATACTAACTTGACAGGATTGTTTTGTTGATGAATGGCATTAACTACTTCATTAGCTGAAGCAAACTCTGTGCCACCTAATCCTAAAGCTGCTAAACATCTACCAATTGCAGAGGTCTCACAGTTTTCTACATAAGATGTTCCATTGATTTGTGATGCTTTACGGAACTCCTGTGCATGACCTGTAGCAAATGTTTGTACTTGACCACCTTCTAAATGAACGCCTGCATAAGCCTTTACAATACATTGTTCATCATCAATCTTAACTATTTCAGTAGTAAGAAAGTAAGTAGGGAACTGTTCTCTAAATTCCTGAACTCTTAATGCTACTGTTTTATAGTTCTTGCCTTTAATATTAACTACACCTTGTTTAGTCATCTGTCTCTCCTGTTGTTGTAATTGTTGCTGGTGTTGTTCCATCATTACCTGGTCGTAGTGTTGTTGCTGTGACATTTGCTCTCTCCCATTTGTCGTTATCTAATTTAAGTTCGTCATTCAATCGTTTAAGAATATCTGCTATATGTTCTAAACCATTCGCCATATTATATACCCCCAAAACACAAAAAGAAATAGCCATAAGTATTTATTCATCATGCTTCTCCTGTTGGTCGAGTTTATATTGGGCTTCTTCTTCCAATCTGTCAAGCCTATCCATTTCATCTAAATATGCGTCTTGGTCTAAGTGTCTTTCCATTATATTGCTCCCGCTAACTTACCCATAATCTGTAAACAAAGCCATACATAAGCCCAAAATGCTACTGCTATTACCATCATTGTCTTTACACTCATGTCTCTCTCCTAAAAATTGACAATTGAACTCTAAACCCATAAAAAACACCTGTCAAGTATTTTCTATAAAAAAAATAGTTTGCATATAGAATTTACCTATGTTAGTGTTTTGCTCCATGGACATATTGCGTTACATTATATTAGATGAATTTGACGGAAAACCGCTAAGAGCCTTTAGTAACAAGGCATCTGCTAAATGGTTTTTAGAGTCAAGACCTAATTGCAAGCTCCATATTTTGCCTAAAGCAAAAGTTGTGCCAGTAACAGAACTTTATGAAGAATGTTTATTTTAAGGAGAGTATATGAAATACAGAGTAAAGAATTGGGATAAGTTTCAGCATTATAAACCTAAGACTTATGCAGATGAAACTAAGAAAATGCCATGGTTTAAATTATATGGAATTGACTTATTAGAGGATTATGAATTTAATGCAATGAGTCACGACCAACAAGCTATTTTAATAAAACTATGGTGTTTAGCTAGTCAATATGATGGTTTTTTACCTGAAGACCAGGCAATTGCTTATAGGTTAAGATACCCTATAAACTTCGTAAATTCTGTAATAAAATCATTAAGTAAGTGGATAATAGAGTGTGACTATGCAAACTCTATACTAGATAGAGATAAAGATAGAGATAAAGATAAAGATATATATATGCTATCGCATAAGTCGTTTTTAGAATTTTGGGAAATATATCCAACTCGTAAAATATCAAAAGTTAAATGTGAGGAAAAGTGGCGTAATAGAAAATTGTATGAGATTAAAGATGAAATACTTGACCACATTAAAAAAATGAAAGATACTCGCAGTTGGAAAGAAGGATACGTACCAGCAACGACTACTTACATTAATCAGTCTAGGTGGAATGACCCTGTAGAAGAAACTATCAAAGTTAAAAACGCATGGGATAATGCTAAATGAAAATTGGAGAAGCGTTAGATAGATTAACAGTTAGCAAAGAAACCATTACTCAATATTTTAATAATGAATATGGTTCTAGTGAGTTCTTAGTAAAAGACAGTTCTGTGTTTGCAGATGATGTTGTTAAATACTTTTCAGAAGAAATATCATCTGGCAAGTCTTTAGGGTTTGTTAAGAGTGAGCAAGATTTTAGAGTGAGACCATCTGAGCTTACGGTTGTAACAGGCGTAAGTTCGCATGGCAAATCGCTATGGCTTTCACAAGTTGTATTAGCTCTTATGGGTCAGCAAACTAAATGTTTAATTGCAAGCCTAGAAATGAGGGCAGTACTTACTCTTTCTCGCATGGTGCAGCAAACATTAAAGTCTACAGACCCAACAGAGGATTACATAAGAAAATTTTGTAGTCGTGCAGCAGACAAGCTATGGATATATGACCAAACAGGAAGCACTACTACAGACGATATGATAGCTACGCTTTACTATGGCAAACATGTTTTAGGTGTAGAAGTATTTGTTATAGACAGTCTTATGAAGATGAGTGATATATCTGAAGACAATTACGAGAAGCAAAAATTGTTTATTGATAGACTTGCAACATCATGTCGTGATTTAAACATACACATATTTTTAGTTGCACATACTCGTAAAATGGCAGATGAAACAATAGCACCAGACGCTACTCATATTTTAGGCAGCTCTCATATTCGTAACCTTTGCGATAACATCTTATGTGTCTACAGATGCAAAAAGAAAGAACGTGATATTGAGAATGGTGAAAAAACTGCTGAAGAATTAAAAGGTGTTCCTGATTGTGTAGTATACTTACAAAAGCAACGTAACTATCCTGTAGAAGGCAGTTGGGGATTTTATTTTGACAACAAAGGTTTAAGATACAAGGAGAGTCCATGACCATAAATGAATTTATTAAAGAGTGTAAAAAGCTATTTGGCAACGATATAGAATACAAAGCAACTTCTAAAGACGGACAAGTATTTAAAACGAAAGGATGGAGAGATGATAAAGTGGGCATTAACCAAAGACAACTTACCTCAGCTTATAGAGAAGCTAAAAAATCTTGACTTTACTAAACGCTGGCGTGTAACAGTAACAGACGCTAAACTAAACCGTAGCCTAGAACAAAACGAAAGACTATGGGAATTGTATACAAGCATAGGTCAGCATCTTGGTATTGAGAAAGACAAGATACATGAGCTTATGGGGTATAAGTTTTTACGATACCAAACAGAAATTGCAGGCATGCCTGTAGAACTTATAAAATCAAGCACCAAACTAACCACAAGTGAGATGACAGAATACCAACAACAGATAGAGGTATGGGGTCAGACTATGGGTTGGGGTTGGGATTATTAGTGAACTATCGCAATCCTAAGTTACTTAAACTAGCAGATGGTGCACCATGTATGATGTGTTCTATGCAAGACGGAACTGTAGTATCTGCACACTCTAACCAACTACGTGATGGTAAAGGAACAGGTATAAAGGGACATGATTACCGTATAGCTTTTTTATGCCACCAATGCCACCACATGATAGATAATGATAAGATGTTAGATAAACATGATAGAATAGCAGCATGGGAAGAAGCGCACAGAAAAACCATAGGTTGGCTATTTACTAACGACTATATAGGGGTAAAATGAGATATTTAGTGGGATTTATTGGTATATGCTTTTTACCTTTTGCAATAGTATTTGTAGCTTTTGAAGCAGCTTGTAATTATGTAGCTAGTGTTTGTAAAGAGGAGTAATTATGGCATCTAAAAACGATATAACAGGTGATGTATTGCAATCACGCATGAATAGCAAACAGTTTGAAGAAAACTTTGATCGTATATTCAGGTCTAATAAGCCAAGCCATGATGTATCACCACATACGCACGAATATGAATACGAGCTTAATAAATCTACAGGTGAAGTAGAAAAAACATATTCTAGGATAGATGTAATATCCCAAAATGGTAACGAAGGATTGCACTATCCTGAGTCTTTAGAGCAAGGCACATCTAAACCTAATGGAGAACAATTTGGCAACGAGTCCGACTCAACTGAGTCTTAAAAA